CTCCGGATCTGCCTACGTGGCTCCGCAGAACAAGAATCGACAGATGCACCAGATTGGCGAGGGCTGGCATGATGTGATTTTGACTCGCGGAAACAAGCGATTCAGGGAACTTGAAAACAACGCGGATCACTGGAAGCGAAGAGTTCACCAGGCTTTGACGGTGGCGGCCGACAGTGCGGCGGCGTTACTGCTACCAAAGTCTGAAAAGGTTGAAGGCCGCATTGAAGTCGCCAAGCAACTGACAGCGGAACGCGAAACAACTCAATTCGAAGTCGGTAAAGGCACGGTCAGAAAATGGGTTCAGACATTCACGAGAAACCATCTTCTGGATGCGTGTTATATGTCGCTGGTGGGAATCAGCGTGGCGGAATACGAGTCTGAAAAGGCACGAAAAAGGGCAGAGAATACGCCTACAAATGGCGTGATTTCAGGGAAAAAAGCAGAGCCGTTTGTAAGGAAACGCAAGTGAAGCCACTGAAAGAGCCTGGGTATGTGCAGAAACGAGTCTATCACCAGTGGCATCAGGTGCCAGGGCATGGACTATGCCCGATCTGCGGTCAATTCGCGAGGGTCGACGGAACCCAGACGAACGCAGAGTTTAAGATTCAGAATCGGGCTTGCTCTTGTGGTCATCGGTTTCAGACTGTTGTGAGAATCTCTGGAGAACACGGTTGATGCAGGCCAACATTCGTGTTGCCAGTGGTAGTACGGTAACTGACACAATTGCATTTAAGTTGTGCCGTATCTGCATTTGCTGATACGTGAAGGTTCCTTCCAGTGACTTCTTAATGTCGTCAAATGGCTTGTCTGCAAGTTCGGGGAATAGTTCCCGTATTTCAGCATTAACCGCTGTTTGCACTCGCTTATCAAGCAGTGCGGCATCGTGTGCTTCATCCAGCATTCGTCTACGCAGATTTCCAACGTTGTTTCTGTCCATTGTTTCCCTCGTTGCTTCCAGATGTCTGGAGGAGCAGCATACCGTCAATCGCGTAGCCAATGCAACATGCTCGCATGGCACGCTCTCCACAAGAACGTCTAACGCTGTTTGAGAACATCCGCGACAAGGTTGAATCAGCCCTCGCGTCTGGATCTCCAGTCGTTTCGTATTCTATGGACGGCCAGACAGTTCAGAAAGAGCCAACGTCAACTTGGCTCGCTGAACTTGACGCAAGAATAGCAGATCTTCGTTCGCAGGCCGGGACCGGGCTTGCAGGGCGTAGGAACCTTGTGAGGTTCCAGCGATGACAAAATCACCCTACGTCCAGCGAATCGAAAAAGCAAAACTGCCGACAAGGTTTGACCGAGTTCTTTTTGCCGTGTCCCCTGATCGGGCGGCAAAGCGTGTAAGGGCTCGTGTTGATCACGAAATTCGCATGATGATGAGCGAGCGAGCCGTCGAAAGGTTCGCGGCCTATGAAGGCGCGGAGAATGACCGAATTCGCGGCGAAAAGTGGTTGACAAGCAAGCTTAGCAGCAACGACCAGTTGCAGACCGAACTTGAGACCTTGGTTGATCGGTCCTTAGATTTGTACCGCAACGATTGTTATGCAGCGTCGGCAATCAATGGCCGCGTTGACAACGTCATCGGATCCGGGATTCGGCCACAATCACGAGTTCAGCCAGAACGCGGCATTATCACGCCAGCGAAGGCCGAAGAATTCAACGTCATGGCTGAATGGCTGTTTTCGCGATGGGCTAAAATTGAGCGATTTTACGCGAAACAGCGACAGCTTGAGCGTTGCAACGGAATCTATGGGGAAAGCTGGCTGGACATCGGCAACGATGACAATCCAACAAAGCCAGTCTCGCTTTCTGTGCAGGTGATTTCACCGCAGAGAATCCCCATCGTATCGTATCAGCAGTTGAAGACAGGCGAGCGTCGTCGTCTTGGCTTGCGTCTGGATTCAAAATCGCAAGGAGTGTCGGCTTATGTGCGGCGATCACATCCGGGCGATTCAGAAGCCTACGACCAGGCAGAAGACGAAAGAGATATCGGCACAGAGATTCTGCACTGCTTCGAAGAATTGTTTCCTGGACAATTGCGGGGCGTTCCGTGGATCTCCCCGGCCATGGCGAGACTTAAAGACCTGAAGGATTTCGTTCACGCGAATCTGATTGCGGAACAGGTAGCAGCGTGCCATTCGGCATTTATTACGGGCATCACAGATCCGGTTGTTATCGCTGAACAGGGGCGTTCGCGAAGCAATCTCGAAGATTTATCACCCGGAACAATTCAGTATCTTGCTGATGGTGAGGGCGTGGCGTTTTCGGATCCGGCGAGACCTGGAACCACGCTTGCTCCATATGTCGAATGGGCTTTACATGGGGTAGCGGCTGCAATTCGCTATCCATATGAGTTGCTGGCGAAGCAGTTCACCAACAATTTCAGCGGCGGCCGGCTCGCTCTGATTGATGGCAGGATCACGTTCAAGGTTTGGCAAAGTTGCCTAATTGAATCGATGCTCGAGCCAGTTTGGGAAAAGTTTATCGACCAGTGCGTGTTCCAAGGGGCAATCGACATTGATCCTGTTGTGTACGAGGCGAACCGATCGCACTTTCTGCAGCACGCATGGATTCCGCCCGGTTGGCCGTGGGTAGATCCTGAAAAAGAAGTCACCGCAGACTTAGCGGCAATCGCTGGTGGGCTGCAGACGGAAACGGAATCACTTGCAGCACGCGGCAGAGACTTTGACGAAACACTTGCTCAGCGTGAACGCGAAGCAATGGCAAAGATGAAGTCAGAGGCACGCATTCGAGACGCCAGAACTCAACTCGGTTTGCCAGATCCGATGGATGCGGCACGACCAGTTGGCAAGCCGTCAGCATCATCAAAGGCAGTGCGGGAGAAACAAGATGCCACAGCTTGAAACCGTAGCGGATCCAGCATTGTTCCGGACTACCAGAACATCAGAGATGCCTGCAAAGGTGGACCGCAAAGCCAATATCATTTTTGGTGCAAACCTGATGCAGGTTGGCGATCTAAACGACGGCGATTCGCGACCGTGGACAGTAGACGCGGAATCGCTATTGCAAGCTCAGTCGTTTATGAGCAAAGGCAACAATGGTTCCAAGGCTCGATTTACGCACCCCAATATGTCCAGCGATGGAATGGGGAGTTATCTCGGTCGATGGAAAAACGTTCGCGTTGATGGCGGAACCCTGCGTGGTGATCTGCACATCGCGGACGCCGCATTTAAGAGCCCGCAAGGTGATCTTGGCACATACGTCATGGATTTAGCGGAAAGCGATCCTGAGGCGTTCGGCGTGTCTCTTGCAACGCGATTGAATCAAAAAGACCTAGAAGAATTCGACCGAAAGCGAACCGGCGAAAAATGGCCGATGCGTTTTTCGGATATCAGGGCTGGGGACATTGTAGACGAGCCTGCAGCGACCCGCGGCGGCATGTTTGATCTGACAACGCCAGATCTTCGCAATCTGCCAGCTCAAGCGACCGTGTTGCTTTCCACATATTTCGGAGATGCGGAACCTGAAGTGGTCCGAGGTCGCATCAATGCGTTTTTGGACCGCTATTTAGCCAATAAAGGAACGTCACCGATGGCCGACGAAAAGCCAGTTGAAGAAATCGTTGAACCAACTGAAACGCCAGTTGAAGAAACACCGGAGCCAGCACCCAAAGCAGAACCAACTGCGGACCTGTCGACCGACCTTGCAGCAGTTGAGCGCGACCGATGCAAGAAAATTCGGGCCTTGTGTGAGCTCGCCGGAGCATCCGACAAGTTCAACACGTTCGTAGACAACAATTTCAGCGTTGCGGAAACACAAGCCGCATTACGTGACATCGTCGCCAAGAAAAGCCCGGTTCTGTCTCAGGCTGTCGCGCAGGAATCAGAATCCAGCGAAGACACGAAGCTCAAGGCTGAATACGCGGAAATGGTCAAGTTTAAGGTGACGATGGGACAGTCTGAGGCAGACTACATTGCACACGCTCGAAAGAAGACTGCCTGACGTTTGCGGCGTTTTGTTCATTCATTTCAATCCAGAATAAGGAGAGCCGCAAATGGCGGTCACAGCAAATCAGATTGTTAAAAAGCAATACGGGGAAACTAGATCATACCCTGTTGCGGCGGTTCACATTTATGAGGGCACGCTGGTCTATTTGACTGCGGCCGGATATGCCACAGACGTGACCGCCACTGGCGTGAACGGTTTCGTCGGCATCGCCAAAGAGGAAGTTGATAACTCGGCTGGAAGTGCTGGTGATCTCAGCATCGAAGTGTGGGTTGAGGGTGACTTTGAACTTACTGTCACCGGTGGTGCTCAGGCGGAAGTCGGTTCTATCGTTTACGGCGACGACAACTATGCCTGCGTCTTCGCAATCGGATCGACGAGCGTCCCGATTGGCCGATGCGTCAAGCATGTGAGCAGCACGAAAGCTATCGTTGAAATTCGGCCAAAGGGCGTGGGTGCTTTGCCAGTGGCTGCACTTACAACTGTAACCATCGCCGATGCGGCGGGAACTCCAGACTATGCTCTATCGGCATTGACGACATCCAGCCCATATGGACTGGCGACAGCAGCAGAAGCAATCACGCTGCTTTACGTGATTAAGAACCTGCAGGAACGTGTTCTTGCGTTGGAAAATCGCATTCTCTGATTTTGTGTTTCCGATGCGGAAACCGTTTTTGTGAATCATCATAAAAGGAAATAACAATGGCTTTGGACACAGCAAAAGCAGTGGCCGCATCACGATCGTTGACTGCGAAGTTCAACCGTGAATCATCAGCGGTAAAAACGTGGTATCCGACAATTGCAACCATCGCGCCAAGTGATGGAGCTGATGAATCCTATGGGATTCTCGGAGCGATGCCGAGCGTTCGCGAATATCTCGGAGAGCGGCAGTACAGCAAGCTG